CACCTGGAAGACTTGGTGGATGAGGTGCTAACTCCTGCCATATCCGATTATGATGACGGCCAGATTGTGCTGACTGGGACGCCTGGTCCTGTGCCTAAAGGATATTTCTTTAATGCCCAAAAAGGACTTTACGGGTTTAATCGTCATTTTTGGACTGTGTATGACAATCCGTATATGCCCAATGCCCGTGCAATGGTTGACGAGCTATTTGCGAAAAAGGGATGGACGCCAGAGAATCCAACTTATCGCAGAGAGTGGCTTGGGGAATGGGTTTCAGATAAAGACGCCCTTGTTTACAAATGGACACCAAAGGTTAAAGTCGAAGAAATACCACAGAGGTCCTGGAATTATATCCTTGGCGTTGACTTAGGATATGATCCGGACCCAAGTGCGTTTGTGCTGCTCGCGTATCATGAGCACGAAAAGGCAAGCTATATTCTTGAATGCAGAAAAGCCGAAAGGATGAGCGTAACTGATGTTGCTCAAAGAATTAAAGATTACATGAGCAGATATGAGCGCCTGCGGGTTGTGATGGACATGGGTGCTCTTGGTAAAATGGTTGGTGAAGAGATTAGACAGAGATTTAGCATCCCCGTTATTGCTGCAGAAAAGCAAGGCAAGTCAGAAATGATTGAGCTTATGAATGACGATATGAGATCGTCCAGACTAAAGGTTCTAGTGGATAATGGTGAAAATGAAACAGATCAGTTATTTGATGAGTGGAGTAACCTGATATGGGACTCAGCCAAAGAACGAAGAGTTGAAGACTCAAGGTATGCTAACCACTTGTCAGATGCCGCTCTTTATGCATGGAGACATAGCAAGCATTATTTATCCATCGAAGAGCCCACATCATACAAGCCGCAAAGTGAAGACCGTGTTAATGCATGGTGGGATGAGCAGGCAGAGCTTTTAAATTTAACTAAAAATAAAGAAAGGGACATTTATGGCGATTGGTAGAGATCCACAAATTAAGATGCTAAAACAAGTTATTAAGCTCATGAATCAAAACAAAATTGAGTTTATTAAGCTAGGTCAAATAGAGATCAAAAAGACTAACTTTCAGCAGAAAAGCATGACAAAACTAGAACAAAATAGGCAAGTTGTTGTCACAGAAGACGAAAAAAGACGACTTGAAGAAGAAGAGCTATTCTGGTCATCTAATATAAAACTCTAAATTAGGGGGCTAGTTTGAAGCCAATCGTCACTGAATACTATAATGAAGCAAAGCAAAACGAAACATTTTCAACCTGCTGGTGGACTCAGGATGAAAAAGAGGTGTTTCGTCATATTTGGCAAACCGTCAGTATGCTTGAAACACGTCAAAGCTATCGAAGTCTTGAAAACGTAAAGCACGCTAGACTTTATGCAAACCTTGAAGTTCTTGGAATATACTCTGGGCTTTACTCAGGGAGTGCCAGCGAAGCTGTTCTACAAAATAGAGTGAGCCTTAACGTAATTAAAGCTTGTGTTGACACCGCAACAAATAAGATTGCTAAAGCGAAGCCTCGTCCGATCTTCCTTACTGAAGGTGGTAATTACGAGCAGCAGCGCAAAGCTAAAATGCTGAATTCTTTCATAGACGGCATGTTTCAGCAGATGAATATCTATGAAGAAAAGCAAAAGTCGTTTACTGACGCTGCTGTGTTTGGCACCGGAGCTGTGAAGTTTTACAAGGACACCTTCAAGAAGAAGGTCTGCTGCGAGCGTGTCATTATTGAAGAGCTTTTAATTGATGATGCAGAAGGTATTTATGCCAAGCCACAAACATTATACCAAAGACGACTTGTCTCTAAAGAGGTTCTTAAAAATATTTTCCCACAAAAATATCATGATGCTATCGACAGATCTGGTACTGGACTAAGAGTTGGATCATTTAGCTCTGACAGACTTAAAGACATGGTTAGAGTTATTGAGGCATGGCACTTGCCTTCAGTGCATGGCGCAACTGACGGGAAGCACGCTTTGATTATTGAGGACGCAACTTTAGTATTCGAAGACTACAAACAAGACTGGTTCCCGTTTGTGTTTGATCGCTGGTCTCATAGACTTCTTGGCTTCTGGGGTATGGGAATTGCTGAGGAGCTTACTGGAATTCAGATTGAAATTAACAAGATACTAAGAAACATCCAATTAGCCATGCACCTTCAAGCTGTTCCTCGTGTATTGGTTGAAAATAGCTCTCAAGTAAATCTAAATGCTCTTAATAATGATATTGCTTCCATTGTGAGATGGTCTGGTGCTGTTCCTCCGCAGTTTATTACTCCAGCGGCCATGAGCCCAGATGTTTACGCTCACCTATCAAGTCTTTATCAAAGAGCATTTGAGATCGTCGGTATTTCTCAGTTATCGGCTCAGAGTAAGAAGCCTTCAGGCCTAGACTCAGGTCGTGCTCTTCGTGAGTTTCAGGACATAGAGTCAGAGCGCTTTCAAGTTACTGGACAAAGGTACGAGCAGTCATTCCTTGAATCTGCAAAGATTGTCATAGAGATGACCAAAGAGCTCGATCAGCAAATTGAGGGAGGGGTAAAAGTTAAGGTAGCTCAAGACGGCGAAATGAAGGTTGTAAAATGGAGAGATATAGACCTCGATGACGACCAGTTTGTCATGAAGGTATTCCCAGCGAGCCTGCTGCCGACTCAGCCAACAGCCAAACTTCAGACTGTTGTTGAAATGATTCAAGCTGGATTCTATGACAAAGAGACTGGCATGGATCTTTTAGACTTCCCAGACATCCAATCTGCTAATAGCATGATGCTTGCCCCAAGAAAGATCGTGCTGAAAATTCTAAATAAAATGCTTGAAGACGGCGTTTATGAGTCTCCAGAGCCATACATGAACTTGAGCCTAGCCCAAAGTCTGGCGCAGCAGAAATACTTAGAGGCAAAACTTACAGGTGTCCCAGAAGACAAACTTGAGCTTATGAGAAGATTCATCGACGATTGTCAGGGGCTTTTAATGCTTGCGCAGCAGGGTGCTGTTGAAGCTCAGCAGATGGCGGCGCCACAATCAGCACCAGTGGAGCAAATAGCACCTATGGAGCCAATAGCTAATCCTGAAGCTGCACCAACTTCCGAACTGTTACCAATTGCATAACCAAGGAGATAAAATGCAACAAATAGTTAGTACAACGCCACAGACAACGGCTCAATCGCAACAAGCAGAGGTGAAGACCGATGCCCAGCAAGCAGCAGATATTGTTAATTCTGGACAAACTACTGGAATCACAACAGAAAGTCCCAAGCAAGAGCCCGCAAAGCCAGCCGACGACTTCTCAGAAAAATTTGCCGCACTCACCAGAGAGCAAAAGAAAATCTGGGAAGAAAAACAAAAGCTCAAGGCAATCCAGGCCGAGGTCGAGGCCTACAAGAAAAGGCTAGACCTTAAGAAACAGAATCCGTACCAATTCTTGAAAGAAGAAGGTCTTGAGCTTAATCAGATTTTAGAGCTTGCGGCTAAAGACGGAGAACCGCCATCTGCTGAAGATAAAATCCTAGAGCTTGAAAAAAAGCTAGAAGCCCGAATCAAAGCCGAACAAGAAAAAGAAGAAAGGGAACGTCTAGCTCGTGAGCAAGAAGCTATTGACAAATTTAAAGTTAATCTTGAGAATCACATTAAGACTAAGGCCGATGAGTATGAACTTATTAATGCTCAAGGCGCTTATGGAGTAGTTTTTGAGGTCATTGCCCAACACTATGACAAGACTCTGCAAGAGACAGGGACGGCAGAGATCCTTGACATGGATAAGGCTGCACAAATGGTAGAAACGCATTTGTTTAATGAACTTCAAAAGCTAAAAGGCGTGAAAAAGGTTTCAGCCTTGTTTGGTCAACAAATAGAAGCCGTCACAGAGCCTGCGAAGACTCAAGGACCGAGTGCGACGCTAAGTGGCTCTGTTGTCCCTCAGCAAACTGCACCAAGGCCGAAGCCACGGACGATTGAAGAATCAAAGGCTGAAGCCGCAAAACTGCTGCGCTGGACATAAAGACATATTCAAGCCCCAGATATTTTTGGCGATTTAAAAATAATTTAACCAACAAAATATAAAAGGGGGCCTTATGGCTTTAGATTTAACTTCGTTTGATGCGGCCTTAAAGCAGCATTATTCATCAGAAACAATTATCAGCATGGTTTACAAAGACAATCCTTTGTTTGCCCTGATTCCTAAGTACACCGCTTTCGGTGGGCGCAACTTGCCAATCGTAACTATCTGGGGTAATCCTCAGGGGCGCTCAGCGGCTTTTGCAAGAGCTCAAGCTCGTGGCGCAGTCACTAACTCTAAGTTAGATGATTTCTTGCTAACTCGAGTTAAAGATTACTCAATTGCTACAATCGACAATGAGACATTAGAAGCTTCAAAAGGTGACGCTAATGCCTTTATGGAAGCTGCTACTGTTGAAATTGACGGGGCAATCATGTCCTTGACTCGATCAATCGCAACAGCAATGTACCGCCAAGGTTACGGAGAAATTGGACAAATTAAAGCTGGTTCTCCTGTTACCGGTACAACTTTAGAGCTTGCTGACATTGATTCAGTAACTAACTTTGAAGTTGGAATGGAGCTTGAAGTTGCTCCAACTGTAACTGGTGCATCAAGAGCTTTCGGAACATCTGGCAACGGCTTGATTATCACTGGTGTAAACAGATCAACAGGTGTTTTGACTTTCGGTTTTAACGTCAATGACGCTGCGAACGGTATTCCTACAATTGCCGCTGGCGACATTATCTTTGTTAGAGGGGATCACTCCGGTTCAACTTTAACAAAAATTGCTGGTCTTGAGGCGTGGATTCCAGCATCCGCTCCTACTCCTACACCTTTCTTCGGTGTTGACCGATCTGTGGACTCTAGGCTGTACGGTCAAAGATTGTCTGCTGTTGGCGCTCCGATTGAAGAGGCTTTGATTGATGGAGCATCTTTGGTTGCTCGTGAAGGTGGTAAAATTGACCATTTCTTCATGAACTACGCAAAATATGCTGAACTCGAAAAGTCATTGGGTTCAAAAGTACAGTACGTTGACATGAAGGTTACAGCCGATGTTGGATTCCGAGGAATCTTAATCAACGGACCTCGTGGACCGATTAAGGTTGTTCCAGATCAAAACTGCCCTTCAAATAAGGTGTTTGGTTTGTCGCTGGATATGTGGAAACTGTACTCTTTGGGTGAAGCTGTACGAGTAATCGACACAGACGGATTGCAAATGCTTCGCCAAGCATCTGCCGATGGCGTCGAAGTTCGATATGGTTTCTACGGTAACGTAGGCTGCCGAGCTCCAGGTCACAACATCCACATCACTGTCTAATTTAGACAACTCAGGGGCTGGGGGGCCAGCCTCTGTTTAAAACCCACACCTCAAGGGGATTTTATGAATAGAATGTTTACACAATTTAGATATGCGCTAGAAAAAAAGCCTGTTGATCTTTACTGCAAATTCGCTGTCGGCGCCTCTGGCGTTGCAACGATTGATGCGGCTAAGTCAAAAGGAATTGCTTCAGTTGTAAGAACGACCAATGCTGGCGAGTACCTTGTTACTTTAAAGGACAAGTACGTTGACCTGTATGGCGTTTATCCGACAGTTACTTTTGCGTCTGGTTCACCCGCTTCTGGTGCTGCTTTTGTAGTGCGAGCGCAGGATGTGTCAGGAGCAAAAACCGTGACCGTTCAGTTTCTTAACGGCTCTTTTGCAGCTACCGATCTAGCAAACGGCTGCAATGTTGTTTTGAAACTGGAGCTTAAAGGATCAACGGTGTAGCTATGTTGGGAATGATGCCAGACCCTAAAAAAATTGCGTCTGTCATTATTACCTCGGAGTCAGGTGAAATGAAAGAGGGGCCTAAGGTCGAGCAAGACCTTAGCCCTGCTCTTGATGCTTCAGCTGAAAAAATACTCACGGCTTTTGAGAAGAAAGACAAAAAAATGCTTGCCTCGGCAATGCGTGAAATGTTGACTATTCTTGACGCCGAACAAGAGATGTCCGAGGGGGACTAATGACACTTACCGAGCTGATCTTAGCCGCAAGGCAACGAGCAGATATGGTTAATTCGACGTTCATTCCGGATTCGGAGTGGACGTCGTACATTAATTCTTCGTATGCAGAGCTTTATGATATTTTAGTGAGTCGTTTTGAGGACTATTACTCTAAGACCACAACTTTTACAATAACCTCTGGTAACTCTCAGGCATTGCCATCAGATTTTTACAAAGTGCGTGGCGTTGACTTCCAGCTAGGCCCTGGAGATTGGGCAACGATTAGAAGGTTTAACTTTGCAGAAAGAAATAGAATTGACAACGTGACCTTAAGAACGGTCCGAGGACAGTTTGAAAAGCAATACAGAGTAATGGGACAAACACTGTTAATTCTGCCAGAAAATAACGCCAGTGGTACATATAGACTTTGGTACATTCCAAGATTCACCAAACTTGTCAATGGAACGGATCAAGCTGGTGACGTTTTAGATTTTGAAGAGTATATTGTAGTTGACGCAGCAATAAAAGCTTTAGTGAAAGAAGAGTCTGACACACAAGTGTTACTCTTAATTAAGCAACAATTAAAAGACAGAATTGAGGCGATGGCGGCAAATAGAGATGTAGAGCCTGAAAGGATTGCAGACGTTACAGACTTAAATGGACGTCTTTTCTTCTTGCCGAGGTCTTAATGAGTGCTGGGAAAATAGCACCTATAATTAGCAACAATGCAGACTTACAAAGACTGCAAGATAATATTTTAAACAAGGTCAATCAGTTTTCATCCAATCCAATTATTAATGGCGTTGCCGTAAATGACGTGTCTTTAGCTGTTGGCAATAATGAGATTCCACATGGCCTAAATAGGCCGTATGAGGGTGTCATAATAACTAAAAGATCATCTGCCGCAGACATCTATGATTTCAATCCAACTGATTCAAGACGTTTTGTTGGCCTTAATTCCAGCGCTGTGTGCGTTGTTAACTTGTGGGTGTATTGATGCTAGAAAAACAAACAATTTCAATCAATATGGGCCTCGGACTAGACACGGCAACGAATGACCAGTCTGGTAAACCAAACGAATTTGAAGAGCTTGTTGATTTTGTTTGGAATAAAGAAAAGCAAATTGAAAAAAGGTTGGGGACAACCTTATTGCCTCAAACGGTTTCAACAAACTTTTCGAATCCACAAACAATCGGAACAACGAGCATTTTTAACGGAATTTCATCTCTTGGCAATCAGCTTTTATTACAAAATAAAGGTGCCTTTTATTCGTACAATGACAATGCAGACACTTGGGTGCAGAAGGGATGGTTTGCTCCTGCTGAGGTTAGCACGACTGTCGTGGCGAGCGGATCTAGGACCAATTACGCTGCAAATTCAAGACGCTTTGCTAACTTTACAATGCATGCTTATTACGTCGATGTTACGCAAGAGTTAAGGTACACATTTATTGAGAATTCTACGGGCAATGTCATTGTTGACGACGCCTTAATTGAGCAAGGCTTTAATGTTCAATTCTTTACTACCAGCGTAGGATCTTACATAGCGTATTGTGGCGAAGGAGCTTATGGAATTAAAGTCAGATCAATTAACACGACAACTGGAGCTCTTGGATCAGCCGTCACTGTGTACTCAACACCTTGTAATAACTTTCAGGTGCAGGTCTTGCCTAACTCAGCAAGAGGAGAGAGGATTGTTTTTCTAGCTGTTAGGCAATCTAGTTTACCAGGTGACACCGTTGACCTTTTTGCTCTTGATAATACCCTGACCCTTGATTCGACTCTAGGAACTGCAAACCTTACAGCTCCAAGATTCAAAACAGGATCTTGTCTTTATTTTGACTCTGCTATTAACAATAATAGGCTTTTTATTGCTTATTCGTTTCTAAACCAAGGTGGAATAAGACCAACATGGCAAATAAATTATGCAGTAGCAGTTTATGATATTGGCGCAAGTTCGTGGATTGCTGTGCTAGCAGTAACACCAGTTAGAACTAGTTTGTCACATTATTTCTTAGAAGCATTTGATCGAGAGAATCTTCTTTACAACATTACGGCCTTTACAGTTCCTGGAACGACTAACGTCAGGTTTCTAATGCAAGACTTCGCAGAAAAGTATGCTCAAAAGGTCGGAAGAATTGAGTACAACACAATTTTTGACTGTATTGTTACTGGTTCGG